ATTGCCGACATTATTCGCGGGCAGACTGCGGCGAGCGAGACAGCGACGGCGCAGCAGATCAAGGGCCAGTACGCCGGGTTGCGCTTGAGGTCGATGCAGGAGCAGGTCGCCCTGTTCGCGTCGGAACTTATCAAGTTGAAGGCACAGGTCATGTGCCTGAAGTTCCAGCCTGAAACCATCCTCGCCTACGCTGCGGCAGACCAGATGTCGCCTGCCGACCAGCAGTACATCCCGCAGGCCATCGAACTCATCCGCAACAAGCCGCTACGCAACTTCCGCGTGGACATCGCTGCGGATAGCCTCGTCCAGTTGGACGAAGCGCAGATGAAGCAAGATCGGATGCAGTTCCTACAGGCATTCGGCGGTTTCATGAACCAGACGCTTCCTGTGGCGCAGGCGGTTCCGCAGTTAGCCCCTGCCATCGTGGAACTGATGAAATTCGGCATCCAAGCGTTCAAGGAGAGCCGCAGCGTGGAAGGTGTGCTGACGCAGACGATTGAGCAGTTGCAGCAGGGCGGTGCGCCCAACCCGCAGGATGCCATGCAGCAGCAGGCCGAGGCAGCGGCGCAGGCTGAACAGGCGAAGGTTCAGGCGCAAATGCAGGCCGAGCAGACCAAGATGCAGATGGAGCAGGCCAAGACGCAGGCCCAGATGCAGTTGGAACAGGCCAAGATGCAGCAGGAAATGGCGTTGGAGCAACAGCGTCAGCAGTTCCAGCAGCAGTTGGAAGCCCAGAAGATGCAGCAGGAGGCTGAACTTGCCAAGTTCAAGGCCAACCTCGACGCTGCTACGAAGGTGATGGTTGCGCGTATCTCTGCCAACCCCGGCTTGGACATCCCCATGTTTGAGGCGCAGCAGCAGGTCAACGAGAAAGTCGTACAGGACTTGGGCGCGGGTGTGATGGCGCAGATGGACAGGCTCGCTGCGCTCTACGCGCAGATGGCGAATGACCAGCGCGGCAACATGGCGCAGATCACGGCGGCTCTTGCGGCCCTGTCTGCCCCGAAGCGCATCATCCGTGGGACAGACGGTCGAGCGGTAGGCGTTGAGCCTGTGCGCGAACAACTGAATTGAGGTAGTCCGTGCCTGACAATGTTGGCTATACACCGGGCGTAGGCGCAACCGTCGCTGCCGATGACATCGGCGGGGTACTGCACCAGCGGGTAAAGATTGGCGTCGGTAGTGACGGAACGGCGGTAGATGTCTCGTCGGCTAATCCGATGCCGATTACCGCCCCCTCGCCGTTGCCCATCAGCACCCCGAGCGCGATTGATGTCAATGTGGGGAACTTCCCCGCTTCGCAGGCTGTCACGGGGCCGCTGACCGACGCGCAGTTGCGGGCCACGGCTGTCCCGGTAAGTGCGTCGGCGTTGCCGCTGCCTTCGGGTGCTGCGACCTCGGCCCTTCAGCCTGACATTCGCACCACGCACCCGCTATATGGCGACCGTGGGTCGGTCGTGCGTCAGGCTCCCGCCGACATCTGGTCGGTAGGCTTTGCGGATTCTGGGTCGGGCCTGCTTGCGACCGAGTTCACGCAGCGTCGGGCGGGTACGGGTGTCACCGTATCGCAGTCCTCGTCTAACCTTGTCATCGCGGCGGGTACGACCGCCAACGCCGAGTACCTTGCCCGCAGCACCACCTCGTTTCGTGGCGCGTTTATCGCCCGTCACAAGACCATCCTCTCTCAGCGCATCGCACAGAACAACTTTGCGGTGATGATGGCTGACCTGATTGGCGAGGGTCTGTCCTGCACCATCAACAGCGCGACGAGCATCACCGTCACCAAGACGGCGCACGGTTTCACCGCCAACAATGTCGGTCAGTTCATGATGGTCGGCGCGATCAACGGCGCAAACGGTGTGCCGGGTCGTTATGCCATCGCGTCCGTTCCGACCGCCGACACCATCAACTTTACGGTTGCGGGGTGGCCTGCGTCGGGTTCCTGTACCGTCGACCTGTTCGGGTGGAACTACATCTGGACGCAGTACAGCGGCACGACTGCGACCAACGCCAGCGTGGACGCGCAGCGACGCGGCTGGAATTCGGGCCTTACCACGGCGACCATCAACACGACCGCATCGCCCGGTCATGTGATGAACACCTACGCCGATGGGCGTAATGTCGCGTGGTCAGACACGCTTGTTGCGTCTGCCACCACGCCGACCGTCACCACTCGTGCAAGCCGCATCGAATGGCTTCCCGATGACGATGTGGAACTGTATGTGTACTTCTGGGCGTACAACGGCACGACCAACCCGGCGACAAGCACGACTTGGACGATCGGATTTGTATCGGTCGAGGACAACGCCAATGTCCCGACCTACATCGCAGGCGCAAGGCCGACTGGCTCTGCTGCCCCGCTTCCGATTTCTGGCACGGTTGCCGTTTCTGGCACGGTCACGACATCTTTTACGCAGCCTGCATTGGTAGCGGGTACTGCGGCGATTGGCGATGTCGGCATCCAATACCGTGCCAACAACACGGGTGCGGCGACTCTGACCAACATCAACAGCCCTGCCACTCCTGCCGCGCAGCAGATCAGGTCTGGTGCTGGGCGTTTGTTGAGCGTCGTGATGACCAACACGGCTGCGTCTGCTCGTTGGCTCAAAATCTTCAACCTGCTTTCGGCGTCCGTGACCCCCGGCACGACCGCTGCCCTTGCCGAAATCGGCATCGGTGCGGGTCAGACCATTGAATGGTCACTTGAGGGCGGTGCTGGTTTTTCGACGGGCATCACCATCATGGTGACGGGCGGTCAGGGATTGACCAACAACGCTGCCATCACCGCTGGTGATGTCACGGGCATAACGCTTCACGCATAAGGGCAAACAGATGACGATTGCAGAACTGATCCAGTTGGCTGAACGGCGCATCGCTTACCTTGAGCAGCGCAAAGTCGCCGCGCAGGACACGGGCGATGTGGACATGATTGCCCGCTGTGACCGAGACATCACCGAAACGCAGACCACGCTGAACGCGCTTCGCGGCCTCTGATGTTCCTGACGCTCCTACAGTCGCAGGGAGAGCCACCACCGCCGCCAATCATCGACATTGACACGCACGACGGCGACAGGCATCGCAAGCGCATCCGCAAGGTACGCGACGAGCGCGAACTGCGACGGGAACAGGTCATTGCGGCGTATCAGACGCTGCTAGAGGCCCGACCGCAGGAAGCGGCAGAGATAGTGGCAGAGTTCGCCACGCCCGCCACAACGCTCCGTGCGCCGTCCGTGGACTTCGATGCGCTGTTGGCAGACTTGGACGCTGCCGAGCGGCTGTATCAGTTGTACTTGGACTTGGACGATGAAGAAGTGCTGCTGCTGATATGAAGAAAACCTACATCCTCATCGACAACGAATGGGTCGAGCGCAAGCGTGACAAGCGCGGGCGGTATCACTATGTGATGCCTGATATACAGCCCTACAAGAGCATGATTGACGGTCGGATGGTCACTTCCCGGTCGGAGCATCGGGCGCATTTGAAGGCGCACGGGTGCGTGGAAATCGGCAACGAAGATCCGACCAAGCATGGCCCGAAGCGCAAGGTTGACCGTTCCCGGCTTGAGCGCATCAAGTGGGAAGTGAACAACCGCATGACCAACGAGCAGGCAGACCGTGTGCTGCGCCAGATTCGGACGGAACTGAACTTCACCAATCCCCACAGGAGAGGCTAATGGATACCCCACAGGTAGAGACTGATGACCGCCGTGCCATTCTGGAGCAGGGCTTTGACGCTGCGGAGAAGGGCGAACCGATCCCGAGCGTAGCCCGGGACGAGGCAGGGCGATTTGCCCCGAAACCGCAGGAAGCCGCCCCGGTTGACCCGCCTGCCGACCCCCCGGTGTGGGAGCGTCCCCCGGCATCGTGGAAGAAGGACTACCACGAGCAGTGGGGGACGATTGACCCGAAGGTGCGGGAGTATGTCTGGCAGCGCGAGGAGCAGATGCGGAAGGGGGTGGAACCCCTGCTGACGAAGGCGCTGTTTGCCGACGCGATGCATCAGGCCATTGAGCCGTACCGCGTGACTATCCGTGGCCTCGGCATCCCCGAGCATGAGGCGGTCGCCGCCTTGATGAAGGCCGACTACACCCTACGCACCACAAACGACCCTGCCGCCCGTGCGGCGTACTTTCAGCAGTTGGCGCAGGCGTATGGGGTGAACCTCGGAGGCTCCCAGAACGCCCCACAAGCGAATACGCAGCAGGGGGTTGACCCCGTGGTGTGGCAGTTGCAGAATGAACTCAACAAAGTCCGTGGCGAAGTCATGGGCTGGAAACAGCAGCAGGAAATGGTCGAAAACCAGACCCTGTTGGGTGAGATTGAGAGTTTCAGTCAGAAGGCCGAGCATTTCGAGGATGCCCGTCCGACCATGATCCAACTCCTACAGAGTGGCATGGCGGCGACGCTTGACGAGGCATACGACAAGGCCATCAGACTTGATTCTGCTCTGTTTGAGCGCGTGAACTCGGCCCGACAGGCCGAAGCGCAGGCGAAGGCAGCGCAGGACGCTAATCGGGCAGCGAAGGTCGCCCGTGCAGCAGCGGTCAGCGTCAGAAGTGCCACACCCGGCACAAACACGGCTCCGAAGGCAGCAACCCGTCGCGCGATTTTGGAGGAGGCGTTAGCCGAAACCGAGTCGCGTTTGTAACCAATCTGATTCAGGAGTAACAAATGGCTTTTGCCAATTCCGCAATCAGCGACATCATTGCTACGACCATCCAGAGCCGTAGCGGTGAACTCGCAGACAATGTCACGAACAACAATGCGTTGCTTCGTCGGCTCAAGGATCGTGGGAATGTGAAAACATTCTCGGGCGGTAATGTGATTTTGCAGGAAATCATGTACACCGACCCGACCACGAACAACACCAACTCGTACAGCGGCTACGAAGTGCTGAATGTTGGTCAGAACTCGCCCATTTCGGCGGCGCAGTTCTCCATCACGCAGTACGCTTCTGCCGTGACCATCTCGGGTCTGGAGATGATCCAGAACTCGGGCAAGGAGGCCATCATCGACCTCCTCGACGGTCGCATGGAAGTTGCCGAGGCGCAGTTGGCGAACCGCATCAGCGGCGACCTCTACGGCGACGGTACGGGCAACGCGGGCAAGAACCTGACGGGTCTTGCTGCGGCTGTGCCGGATGACCCGACCACGGGAACCTACGGCGGCATCAACCGCGCCGTGTGGACTTTCTGGCAGTCGGTTCGCTACCGTGGTGTCACCGATGGTGGCTCGGCGGTGTCGGCCTCCAACATCCAGCAGTACATGGACGCGCTGGCGGTGCAGTTGATCCGTGGTACGGATAAGCCCGACCTCATCGTGGCTGACAACAACTACTACCGGCTGTACCTCCAGTCGTTGCAGGCCATCCAGCGTATCTCGGACTCCGGTTCGGGCATGGCTGGCGCGGGCTTCGCTTCGCTGAAGTACTACGGTGCTGGCATGGCGTCCGATGTCGTGCTGGACGGTGGTATCGGTTCCTCGTCGTACAACAACGGCGCGGGCAACGCGAACCATATGTGGTTCCTCAACACCAAGTACCTGCACTTCCGTCCCCACAAGGATCGGAACTTCGTCCCCATCGGTGGCGAGCGGCAGGCGGTCAATCAGGATGCTGTCGTGAAACTTATTGGCTTTGCTGGCAATTTGACTTGCAGCGGAAGCCAGTTTCAGGGCGTCCTCATCGCTTAAGGAGAGCATCATGCCTGTTTCAACTTCGGGAATCATTGGTGTTGCTCTGGGCGATGTCAGCCCTACGGCAACTTTTCAGGTCGGCACGGTGGTCAATCTGGATGATGGCGGTCAGGCCATGTTCGTTCAGGCGGCTTCTGACATTTCGCAGTTTGCTGCGGTGTCGGTTCGCTCGGACGATACGGCTGTCCCCATCACCACGACCAACGCTGCCAACAGCAAGAAGGTCGCCTTCGCGCAGACTTCGATTGCCTCTGCCCAGTACGGGTGGGTGCAGTTGGGCGGCGTGGTGCGCGTCAACCTGCTGACCCTGTGCGCTCCGAATGTCCCCCTGTTCACCACGGCGACTGCCGGGTGTCTGGATGACGCTACGGTGTCGGGCAACGGTGTGGGCCTTGTGGTCGGCGTGACCAACGCGGGTAGCACCGCGTCGGGTACGACGGCTCTGACCTGCATCGCGGCCTATCCGCACATCAGCGGCGGCGCAGGCGCGGTGTAATGCACCCGGTGGAGATCACGGTTCAGGCGGCGGGTACACCGGAAGAACTGGTGGGCAATATCCGTTCCGCTCTGGGCCGTGGCCTCCCCGAATTGCAGACCGTTCCTTTCACGCACGATGGGACTTTCGTTTGCGTAGCCTCGGGCTGGTCGATGCCCGACTTCGTGGACGAAATCCGCGCTCACAAAGCCTGTGGGCGTCCCATCGTGGCTGTGAAAGCCGCGCACGACTTCTTGATGGAGCGCGGCATCGTCCCCGACCTGTGGGTCAATCTTGACCCACGGGATCGGCGGGACGGTATCCAGAAGGCGAATGACCACACGGTGTATCTGGTCGCCTCGCGTTGCCCCCCGGTCATCTTCGACCACCTTCAGGGGCGCAATGTGGTGCTGTGGCATTCGTGGTCGCAGGGGCCGGAACATGACTCTTTGCCTCCCGGCAAGATTGCGATTGGTGGCGGCACGACCTCGGGTCTGCGGGCCATCAACATCGGCTACACCCTCGGATTCCGCAAGTTCGTGTTGTACGGCTACGATTCGTGCAACCGTGCGGATGGGGTGAAGCGTTTCACGGGTGCAATGACAGGCCCGACCATTGACATCCATGTTGGACACACGGGCAAGAAGTTCATCTGTAACATGGCGATGGCTCAACAGGCCACGGAGTTCCAGAAACTGTTCGCTGTGATGGCTGACCTGCAACTTGACATCAAGGGGCCGGGGCTGCTGGCGGCGATCATGGAAGCGCGTAAACACTTGGCGGCAGACGCCGCGTAGGAGATTGACATGGCTTTTCCCTCACAGATTCTCGGTTCGGGCAATGCCGCCGCTTCGTCCATCGCCATCACGGGCGAGGTCACGGCGTCGGTGACGGCTGCGGGTACGACCGCTGCTGATGCCACGGTGGTTTCGACCCCCAATGTGCGTGTTGGCACGGCTGCGGCTTCCACGGGCATCCGTGTGCCGCCTGCGGAGACGGGTGCGCTCATGTTCATCCGAAACGATGGCGCGAACACCCTGACGGTGTACCCGGCGACGGGTGGAACCATCAACGGTTCGGCCTCGACCACCATCGCGGCGGCGAAGGCGGCTCTGCTGCTTGGCACCAGCCCGACCACTTGGGTGTCTCTGGCGGGCGCGTGACGCTTCCTAGCCGGGTTCTCGGCAGCGGCATATCGGGCCTGTCCACGGTCGCCATCTGCGGCGACGGGCAGGACGATGTGGTTGCTGCCGGGACTTCGGCGGGTAACGCAACGCAGTTGGTTGC